CTCTTACTGAAATACCTGGAGATGCTAATCGAAGTGCCATTCTAACTCCCTACAGTACCATAGCTTTTTGACTGAAACTATTTAGAGAAACTGGTATTTATGTGTACTTTCTGACGGAAACTCCACTTATATCAGAGTAATCTTTTGAGGGTTGAAGTGATTTCAAAACCTCTGTTCCCCACCTACCAGATGTTATTTGTAAAAATTTGATCCCATGTTCATTCGCAATAGACTTACAAGTCTCAACATCTTTCTCGTTATAGTTGAATACGATATATTGCCATTGCGTTTTGACACCAAATGATGCACATCTCAACATAATATCATATAACTTTTCACCATCTTGATTGACTCTATACTTATTACTATCTTTTGGTAGACCATCTATTGCGAATATCCATTCTACTTCTCTACCAATTGACATCATGAAAGATTTTGTCCACCATATTTTTGGTTTGACTGCCACAGCAGTCTGCACTACAACCTTTCTATTCTTCTTTATACATATCGCTAACAACTCATGAAACTTAGGATGTAGAGTGGGGTCTGATACTTGACCACAAAATGTTATCGCTTCAAAAAAATCTGTAATCTTCTCCATGTCTGATAAGGTAATATCAGAACCAGGTACATGTTTGAATTTTTCCCTAGCACAACCAGGACATCTATTTGTGCATCTATTTGATATGTCTAAGTTGATTCCGTACATGATCCACAATAATGATGACAAACACTTGGAGCATTTTCTGGCTTATTTTTTATAGTATCAAAAAAAGTTTGCCACTCCTCTGATCGTATTATATCATCTATCGAATCAACATTCTCTACCTTGAATTTCTCCTGAACAAGTTCGGGTATCAGATCCATATTTTCATGATCCATCCAACAACAGGGTAGTAAGTAACCTGTGGCACTCCACCCTAAGAAACCCCATTTATCTAAGCACTTTGGTTCAATCACATATAATCCCACATGTAAGATCTGTCACCATACTCGTCCGTCTTCCATACAGTGCCATCAGATTCTACTGTGGTTTGTTCTTCTAATTCAAATCCGTCACTCACGAAACCAAATGGTGCCATGTCTTGTTCAATCGCATTCTTTTGCTCCTCATATATTCTCTTTCTCACATCAGAGTCAGTCATCTCTTTGAAATAATCTTGTGCCACCAACCATGAGAAGATAACCAAACACATAGCAAGGTCATCATTACATCCATCTTCAGCCTCGAATGATTGCTTCTTGGATATAAATGTGGTGAGTTCACTTATGATATTATAATCACAGAACGTCAGTTTGTCCTCCTCTATCAGTGTCTTCAGGTTTGAGCAACCTATCTTTTTAGTTGTTGTACTCATCTTGACACCCAACTGTGTCTTTACACCAGAGAATCCTGATCCTACAATCTGACCTGCACGTCCTCTCATAGCAACCATCAATAAGTTTTCATACTCAAGATCATAGAATAATATAGATGCGACTTGATCACCGATATCATTGACCTCACATAGAACGTAAGCATCGTTATATGCTTTACCAACATCTGCAATTACAGAGGGGAAGAGCATAGGTTTGATCTCATTGTCTCTATATGTTGCCACAACCTTATAAGGAAACTCTGTGATATCTGCCACAATAAATGCACTATAATCTTTTCCTACTCCCCTTGCTACGTCAACAGTAATGATATAATCTCTACCTTTATATGGTTTTTCATATACAGATAGTTTACCATTCTGTTCTACTGGTTGTTCATATACCAATGCCTTGAGTTTTGCTGCATTAATGAGAGTATCAACTGATCCTAAGAACTCACACTCAAACTCAATAGCAAACTGTTGTTTACTTGTATTTCTTATTGTTTGCTCTTTCCATTTCTTATCTCTACCTGGCACCTCAGACCAGTGCACCTCCGTTGCAATATACTCATTCTGCCCTCGTTCGGCATCATGCCACATTCGATAGAAGTGATTCATACCATGAGGTGTAGATACTATTATAACCTTCGTAGATTTACCAGAAGATATAGTAGGATATACAGATGCAAAGAAGTCATCTGCAAGATGATTCTGCACGAAAGCAAACTCATCAAGGAAGATGATGTTGAATGACATACCTCGAACTGCTGATGCAGATGTGGACGCTGCTATGATTTTTGATCCGTTCTCTAATTCTAATGATCCCTTGTTCCATGCAACAATACCCTGCTGCATCCATCTCGGCAAGTTTTCATATGCCATCTGTAATCTTCCGAGCAAATCTCTTGCAGTCGCTGCCTTGTTTGCAAGGATACCGATGTTGACATTATCATTGAATATTGCATAGTGTAAGAGATACGATACCACAGTCGTTGACTTACCAGTCTGACGTGGCATTTTACAAATGTTGAATCTATGTTTATGGAAATTCTTGATTAACTTCTTCTGATACTTGTACATGTCAAAGGACACCAGTCCCTCGTCCACGTTTACAATCTTGATATGTTGCTCGGTAAAATATACAGGGTCAGCCTTACACTTCAAGAACTCTACAATGTGTTCTTCGGTAAATTCTTGTGTGGTATTTGCCTTTTTTAGATTGGGATTACCAAGATAGATGTCACTTTGAGGCATAATTTAGTCCAATGGCATGGGGGGTTCACCCCTTTCTTTTCTCGCTGCATTTTCTCTAGCTCTTGCTCTATCAGATATTGCTTGCTGTACCTTCCTTTCTTTTGCTGCTAATCTTCTCTTATTGAAAAACTCTCTAGTTTTATCTACAACATTATGTCCCCATGAAGAGTCTTTTTTCTTAGATCCCTCGAAACCTGGCAACTTCATTTGACCAGGACTGTCTTTCTTTTTGGACATTTGATATAATGTTCCAGCTGCACCTATCGCTGTCATTACTTTTGGTAACCACATAGGAGAAGTTACAGCAGCAGTTGTTACAGCAGCTTCATCAATTTTTTCTACTGGTAGTGTCTGTAACCACTCTTTGAATTTCATAATTCATCTACAGGTAGTTGATCTAACCACTCTCTGAATGTTATTTGTTCTTTGACAGCAAAAGATGTCTTACCATATGCTCTACTAACTGCACCTACGACATCTGGGTTCTTTCCCTTCTTCTTTTTCTCTGTCTTTGGTTTATCATCTACTTTTGGTTCATCCTTTGGTTTTTCTGCCTCTGGATTTTTTTGAGGATCAACCTGATTCTTACCTTTATTTGTTATCTCACCTTTCTGTGATTTCTGTATCTCACCACCTTTTGACTTACCATACTTTGTTTTAGGAGTGCTGGACTTAGATGCCATAGTTGCTTTCTTACTTTTTGCAACCTCTCCACCAACCTCTGTTGCCTTTACATCAATAGTAGGACCTGACTTAGGTTTTACATTCTTTGCTATCTGTGCAGATTTCTTTACCTCACCACCCATAACTTTTGGGTTGACAACCTTTGTACCAGATTTTACTGCCTTACCACCTGCCTTTGCACCTTTAGCACCTGCCTTCGCACCTACCTTTGCTGCTTTAGCACCTGCTTTTGCTGCAACCATAGCACCTTTTGCCAAACCTTTTCCAACAAGAGCAAGAGTTGCTGTAACTGGTTCTTCAGTAAGTCTTTCTTTTCTTCTATTGAGTGCAGTACCTAATTTGTCCATCTTTCAACCTATTACGTACTTATTTAGGAAATTGTCATAGATATATTCTGCAATAATCTTATGTCCCAGTATGTTTGGATGACCTCTTGGTATTGTATCAGATGACTTGAGTCTTCCTTGAGCATAATGATGTGGGTGTGTGAATCTAGTTCCTAACAAATCCAACAATGATTTGACTGGTTTTTGATCCATCATCTTACCCCATGATGATATTACTACACCATCTAGATTTCTATAGTGTATGTCTGTATTGGGTCTGTCAATGTTGACAAAAAAGTATGGTATATTTTTTGATTTGAAATAATACTCTAGTAAAAATTTATTTTTATGAAAGTTTGATATCTCTTCATTATCGTTATGGATATGTTCATAGTATTTTCTTGATATGTCTTCACCATAAGCACCCCTCAAAATACTACCCACAGTCAAAGGAATATAACTATCTCGTCTAGGAACTCTAACCTCAGTTCTAGAAGTGCATGTAAATTGTATAATAGCAATATCAACAGTATTTTTCTCACAATATTCTAAGGTGGTTCTCAGGATAGCATTATTTGATTTCGCACGGTAACCAATATTAACATAATCCATATTTGTTTTCTCACCCAACAATTGAGAAAATCTAAGTTTTTCTCTCTCTACCCCTAACTCAGCACCCCATGTCCAAGAACATCCATCAAATAAAATCATATTATTTCATTTTGCCTATATTTAGTGAGATGTGATCTGCAATTATTCTATGCTCTTCAGCAGTTGGGTGACGACCCTTACTGAGTCCAATCAATTCGGGTAAGTATGATATGGATTCTTTATCCATCATACGATACCATGACGAAGGATTTTTTGATATATCTTTTTGTGTCCAATTAGTGTAACCACCAATAGTACAGAAAAAATAC